ATGATATCACCACAATCGGTTTGGGTGTAGTAAAGCACACGTTCCAACCGGGTACTGGAGTAAAGATTGAGTATGTTGACCCCGCTAACATTGTTTATAGTTACACTGAGTCTCCAACATTTGAGGATTGCTTCTATTTTGGAGAGGTTAAGCAAGTGCCTATCACTGAGTTGATTAAGATTAAACCAGACATTACTAAAGAAGAGTTAGCTGAGATTCAGCAGCTTGGTACTGCTTGGTATAATTACTATGGCATTATGCGTCCATATCGTAGTGATATTTTTAACAGAGACGTAGTTACTTTACTTTACTTTAACTACAAAACTGATAAAACATTTGTCTATAAGAAGAAGTATCTTGAAAACAATGGTGTTCGTATTATCCCTAAGGACGAGAATTTTAATCCTCCTGCTGGAACTGAAGAATTGTTTGAGAGAATAGAGAAGCGTATTGATGTATGGTACGAAGGTATTATGATTCCGGGTTCATCTTACTTACTTAAGTGGGAGTTATCTCGTAACATGGTTCGTCCTAAGGCTGCTACTCAAAGAGCAATGCCTAACTATATCTGTGTGGCACCAAGAATGTACAAAGGTGTGATTGAGTCATTGACTCGTCGCATGATTCCTTTTGCTGACTTGATTCAAATGACGCACTTAAAGATTCAACAGGTTCAGCAACGCGTTGTGCCGGATGGTGTGTTCATCGATGCTGATGGTATCAATGAGGTTGACTTGGGAACAGGTGCAGCTTACAATCCAGAAGACGCTTTACGTTTGTATTTCCAAACGGGTAGTGTTATTGGACGTAGCATGACAGTCGATGGTGATTTAAACCATGGCCGTATTCCTATCCAAGAATTAAACACAAATAGCGGTCAAGCTAAGATTGCTTCATTGATTGGTTTATACAACCAGTATATGGGCATGATACGTGACGTTACAGGGCTTAACGAGGCTCGTGATGCGTCAACACCTAACCCGGATGCTTTGGTGGGCGTACAGAAGCTTGCAGCGTTAAATTCAAACACTGCTACTCGTCACATCATTGAGGGAAGTAAGTTTATTACTAGAACTTTAGCTGAGGCATTATCTTATCGTATCTCTGACATCTTAGAATACTCTGACTTCAAAGAAGAGTTTACTATGCAGATTGGTAAGTATGCTGTTGGTATTTTAGAAGAGATTAAGGACTTGCCATTGTACGACTTTGGTATTTTCATTGAGGTATCTCCAGACCAAGAAGAGCAAGCTCAATTAGAAGCTAACATTCAGATGGCTATGCAGCGTGATCAAATTACCTTGGAGGACGCAATTGACATTCGTCAAATGAAGAACATGAAACTTGCTAACGAATTGTTAAAGCTAAAGCGCAAGAACAAGGAGAAGAAAGACATGGAGAATGAGCAAGCTAAGATTCAGATGCAAACTCAAGGTAACATCCAATCATCTCAAGCTGCTGCTCAAGCAGGACTACAAAAGGTTCAAGCGGAGGCTGCGGCTAAAGCTCAACTAGCTGAGGCTCAAATGAACTTTGATATTCAGAAGATGCAGGCTGAGGCTGCTATCAAGCAACAGTTGATGGAGGTTGAGTTTAACTACAACATGCAACTTAAAGGCATGGAGATTGAGAGAATCAAGCAATTAGATATGGACAAAGAGAAAGCTAAGGATGATCGTACAAAAATCCAAGCTACTCAGCAATCTAAGTTGATTGAACAGCGTCAAAAAGACCTACCAGCAATGGACTTCGAAAGCGAAGAAGATTCGTTGGATGGCTTTGATTTAGAGCAATTCAATCCAAGATAAATTTTATTATTACTTTTGTGCAACTAAATTAAATTAAATGGATAATATTCAAGTAAAACTTGTAGACTTTGAGGAAAAGTCTGTGCAAGAAATTGAGCAACAATTGCTTAATGAGCACGAGGAGAAAATGAATGGGACATCTGATGAAACAGAGGTACCCACAATTGACATGTCACAGTTGGAGGCTCCAACAGAGACAGAAAATAGTCAACCAGAATTTGGTGACAACGACGTTCTTTCATATTTAAAAACAAAGTTCAACAAAGAAGTTAATTCTTTGGACGAACTATTTACAGAAAGAGAACCACAACAAGAGTTACTTCCTGAGGATGTAAATGCTTTCTTGAAATTCAAGAAAGAGACAGGTCGTGGTTTAGAAGATTTCTACCGTATTAACAAAGATTATTCTAGTGTTAGTCCGGATAGACTTATTGCTGACTACATGCGTGAGGTCAACCCAGATTTAGATGACGATGATATCGCATTTGAATATGAGTCCAAGTTTGCAATCGATGAAGATATCGATGAGGAGAAGGATATCAAGCGCAAGAAGTTAGCCTTTAAAAAAGAACTTGGAAAAGCTACTAAGTACTTTAACGAACAAAAGGAAAAATACAAAGCTCCCCTTGAGTCGAGGATGGAGTATCAGATTCCTGCTGAAGATAAAGAAGCGATAGAGCAATACAAGCAATATATTAGCCAATCATCTGCTATGCAGGAGGAGAACGCTAAAAAATCACAGTACTTCGTGAATAAGACGAAAGAATTGTTTTCCAGTGAATTCAAAGGTTTTGATTTCAAAGTTGGTGACAAGGAAATATCTTACAAACCTGGTGCCCCCGAGCAGCTTATGGCGGCTCAATCAGATGTATCTAAATTCTTAAACAATTTTGTTGATGAAAAAGGATACCTGAAGGATGCTAAACAGTATCACAAAACAATTGCTGCGGCAATGAACCCCGATGCAATGGCCAGATTCTTTTATGATATGGGCAAAGCTGATGCGATTGATGAGTCTGCTAAATTGAGCAAGAACATCGATATGGGAAATGTAAGAACATCTCCCCAGCACGTTGAAAAAGGTGGTTTCAGTGTTAAAGCTTTGGATAATGATCATGGTAGCAGACTAAAAATAAGAAAACTATAAACCAAAACAAAAAACAAAACAAATGGCTGGATCAGTTCAATCAACCCCAGGGTTTCAATTACAACCCTCAGCGGTACGGGCAACATTGCCTACAAACTACATTACCAACTTCGACTTCTTAAACCAGTATCTTCCTGATACTTACGAGGCGGAATTCGAGCGTTATGGTAATCGCTCTATTGCATCTTTCTTACGTATGGTAGGTGCAGAATTGCCTTCTAACTCTGACTTAATTAAATGGGCAGAGCAAGGTCGTTTACACACTAAATATGTAAACGTTACAACAACTGCTGTTGCTGGTGCTGACACTGCAACTTGGACAGTTAACGATCCTAACGTAGTAGTTAACTTCCGTGTTAACCAAACTGTGTTCTTATCAGCTAACGCTGGTACTGCTTCTGATAAAGCTGTTATTACTGCAGTAAATACTTCTGCTAACACTTTCACAGTTGCTTACTACAATGGTCCAGGACAAACTATCGCTGCTGCAGCTCCTGCAACTGCTTTCGTTTACGGTTCTGAATTCACTAAAGGTTCTACTGGAATGATCGGTTCTTTAGAGTCTCAAGATTTATTCTTCGAGAACAAGCCAATCATCATCAAAGACAAGTACACTGTATCAGGTTCTGACATGGCTCAAATCGGTTGGGTTGAAGTAACTTCTGAGAATGGTGCTGCTGGTTACTTATGGTACATCAAATCTGAGCACGAGACTCGTTTACGTTTCGAAGACTACTTAGAGATGTCAATGGTTGAAGGTGTTCCTGCTGAAGCTGGATCAGGTGCTTTAACTTACTTAACAGTTGCTTCTTCTCAAGTACAACCTGGTGACGCTGGTACTCAAGGTTTATTTGATGCAGTTGAGACTCGTGGTAATGTTTGGGCTGGTGGTAACCCTACTACTTTGTCTGACTTTGATGCTATCATCCAACGTCTTGACAAGCAAGGAGCTATCCAAGAGAACGTGTTATTCGTTAACCGTAAATTCTCTTTCGATATCAACGATATGTTAGCTTCTCAGAACTCTTACGGTTCAGGTGGTACTTCATACGGTTTGTTCGACAACAAAGAGGACATGGCGTTAGAATTAGGATTCACTGGATTCCGTCGTGGTTATGACTTCTACAAGACTGATTGGAAATACTTAAATGATGCTACTACTCGTGGTGGAATCGTTGGTGGTGGTATCAATGGTATCTTAGTACCTGCTGGTTCTACTTCAGTATACGATCAAATCTTAGGAAAGAATGCGAAGCGTCCGTTCTTACACGTTCGTTACCGTGCATCTGAAACAGAAGATCGTCGTTACAAAACTTGGATCACTGGTTCTGCTGGTGGTGCTCAAACTAGCGATCTTGATGCAATGGAGGTTAACTTCTTATCTGAGCGTGCTTTATGTACACTTGGTGCGAACAACTTCTTCCTTTTCCAAAACTAGTAAACTTAGGGGGAGGCTTCGGTCTCCCCTTATTTATTTTTTGTTTAAAATTTAAAATCAAATATAATGTCAAATTCCAAAGAAATTTCGGACAAACTATACGTCCTAAAAAGAAGAACTTTCCCTATTTCATTCATGTTAGCGTCACGTAATACTACACGTCGCTCTTTATTGTACTTTGATACAAAGACCAACATGAATCGTCCACTTAGATATGCTGTTAACCAGAAGTCTCCTTTCGAGGATGAGCAAGATGGTAACTTCATTTTAGAACCAATCATCTTTGAAGATGGTTTATTATCTGTACCAAAAGAGAATCAAGTATTACAAATGTTCTTAGCTTACCACCCAGACAATGGTTCGGTATTCGAAGAGGTTGATACCAAGCGTGATGCTTCAGTTCAGATTGATAACATCAATATCCAATTAGATGCTCAGATTGCAGCACGTGAATTAGATATCGCTACAGCAGAAGCTATTGCTCGCGTAATGATGGGTACTCGTGTAGACAGATTATCAAGTGAAGAATTGAGAAGAGATTTGATGTTATTCGCTAGAAACAATCCATCCGACTTCTTGCAACTATTAAACGACCCAGAACTTAAATTGCAGAACATTGCAGTTAAAGCTTTACAAGATGGTACGTTTTTATTGAAAAACAAGAACCGTGATATCTTCTTTAACTTGCAAGACAATAAGAAGAAGTTAATGGGTGTTCCATTCGGAGAAGATGCAACAAGGCTACTAGCTGCATGGCTCCAGAGCAATGATGGCTTAGAGACTTATGAATATCTATCTAAGAAATACCAATAAGAAATAGGGGGACGAAAGTCTCCCTTTTTTTGTATATTACATATGCCAAAATTTATGCTTATTTTTGTAGAATAAAGGTATCATAAACAAATACGTATAGTGATAAATTCTGTGAGAAACACGGTTCTGAGTATTATAAATAAACAGAACAACGGATACATAACACCAGAAGAGTTCAACAGCTTTGCAAAACAAGCTCAGTTAGAAATCTTCAATCAATACTTTGTGGACTTTAGAAACTCTAAAGTAAAAGATAGTAAAGGATTTGAGACATCTGGCTACTCTGATGTAACAAAGCAGATGGACCAGACTATTGACTACTTCTCTAAAGTAGAAGATTTGAACTACACTCTTGCTACCGGCAAGTTTGCTATGCCTCAAAAATGGTTCTTATTGAACGTATTGTATTATAATGGCAAAGAAGTAACTCACGTTAATCAAGAGAAACTTAATTACCTATTAAACTCAAACCTTACAGCACCTACACAAACATACCCTTCGTATGTTTTACAGGGTAATGATATAGTTATATATCCAAACACTATTACTACTGGTGTTAGCACGTATTACGTACGTTTTCCGTACGATCCAAAGTGGACTTACACAACAGTGAACGGTAGTCCTTTATTTAATCAGTCAGCTAATGACTACCAAGACTTTGAGTTAACAGACTCAGATTTTCCTAGACTAGTCGCTAAGATTTGTGGATACGCAGGAGTAAGCATTCGTGAGAGTGAAGTTTCTGCAGCTGCTAGAAATGAAGAACTTTACATGGATCAAAACCAAAAATAATGAATCAAGAACAATATTATACCAACGACGGGGTCACCCCTACTGATTCAAACTGGGGTTCATATCAGAACGTTACATTAGGTGATGTAGTTAATAACTTCATTTTAATGTATATGGACGATGGTGATTTGTTAACAAATGTTAACAGATACAAGGTTCTGTTTCATGCAAAGCGTGCTGTTCAGGAATTAAACTATGATGGCAATCGTCAAGTTAATGCCTTGCAATTAGAAGTTGGAGATGACCTTAAATTTATCTTGCCTCCGGACTATGTGAACTATGTTCGTATTTCTATGTTCTGGGGTGGTGTGTTATACCCAATGAGCGAGAATGTTCAAGCTAACTCAGCTACTGAATTCTTGCAAGACCAAGCGTACAATATTTTATTTGACGATCAAGGCAATGCTTTGATTGGAGAATCTAAATTAGATATATCAAGAATTGACAATGTCAACTACATGTTATGCCCATTCAATAATCAATGGGGATGGTATGTAGATGGCTTGTGGTATTTTAATTATAACTATGGTGCTTGCTTTGGTTTAAATACTGAGACAGCAAACACCAATCCTACATTCAGAATTGACAAGGTTTCTGGTGTTATTAACTTTAGCTCAGGAATGCGCGACCGTTCTGTTGTATTAGAATACATATCAGACGGATTGTATCCAGGTGATGACAATCAAATTGTTATTAATAAGTTGGCTGAAGAATATATCTATTCTTACATTAAGTGGGCTGTTCTTAACACCAAGTCAAACCAACCAGAATACGTTATTAATAGAGCTCGTAAAGAGAAAGTTTCTAATTGGAGAAACGCAAAGATTAGATTAAGTAATTTACACCCAGGCCGCTTGTTAATGAATATGAGAGGTCAATCTAAGTGGATTAAGTAAACGATGGAGCTTCAAAGAAATTTCCTTTCAGGGGTCATGAATAAGGATCTTGACCCTCACTTTTTACCTGATGGTACCTATCGGGATGCGATGAATATTATTGTGGGTGACTCTGAGTCAGCTAACAATGGTTCAGCACAAAATCTATTAGGTAATACTTTAGTTAATACCAGCAATGGATTAACTAATGCTAGATGCATTGGAGCTCTTTCTTACGAATCAGAGAACCTTATATACTGGTTGGTGACATCTGATTTAGCGGATGTTATCTATGAGTATAACGAAAGAGTTGGAGCAACCAACGTAGTACTTTACGCAAACAAGGGTGTGTCTACTAAGTCACTTCTAAACTTTAATAAAGACTTTCCTGTAACAGGAATTAACTATATTAATGGTTTATTATTTTGGACTGACAATTACAACCCTCCACGTAGAATAAATATTGCTCGCTGTAAAGGCTTTGCAAGTGATGCATTCACAGAAGAAGATATTAGTGTTATTGTTAAGCCACCTATTAGTGGACCAATTATTGACTTGACAAGAGAAGGTGATTCTACAAGTCTTGACAATAGATTTGTGTATTTCGCTTATAGATATAAATACTTAGATAATGAGTATAGTGCGCTATCTCCATTCTCCCCTGTATCTTTTAGTCCAAAACCTTTTCAATACGATTTTGGTGTATCCGAGAACGTATCGATGGTGAATGCATTTAATGTTGCTACTATTTCATTTAACACAGGTAGTAGAAATGTTACAGAAATTCAATTGGTTTATCGTGATACATATAGTTTAAATACTTATGTAATTGATAACATTAATAAGGCTGATAGACTTTATTCAGATAATACTTATTATAACTATACATTTAAAAACGACAAGGTTTATACTATATTGCCTCCGGATCAGATAACTAGATTATTTGATAACGTACCATTGAAAGCAAAAGCTCAAGAGCTTATAGGTAGTAGATTGGTATATGGTAATTATACTCAGTTTTTTAGTTTAAACACTTGTGCTAACTCATCATTAAAACCAGTATTCTCTTTGTCTTTAACGACTAATGATATTGTTGATAATGAGCCGCAACCTACATTTAAGAGTAATAGAGATTATGAGGTAGGATTGGTATACTTAGATGATTATGGTAGAGCAACGACTGTAATTACACCAACACAAAATACCAACACAATTACAATCCCTGGTGTTAACTCTACTAAGGCTAACAACATTCGTATTACTATCAATGGTGGCTATCAACCGCCATGCTTTGCTACTAGTTATAGAGTAATGCTTAAGCAGAACAGACAAGACTATTATAACATATACCCTATTACTTACTTTATTGAAGGACAATTCAAATGGTTCTTAATTAACCAGGCTGACCAAGATAAAATTAGTGTTGGGTCTTATTTCTATTCTAAGTCTCCGTCAAACACAGAGCCTGATACTAGATATAAGATATTAGATTTAGAGGCTAAGAGTCTTGACTTCTTAGGTAGCGAACAAACTCAGCCTGCAGGTATATACTTTAAAACTAAGATTAACGACTCTGCTTTACCTACATTATTTACTTATAATAATTTTAGTCAAGATCCAACTAGTGGCAATATGCCAATCACTAATTCATTTAATGTTGCCGAAAAAGCTATATTCTACGGTACAGGATTAAATGATATGACCACTAGTAATAACAATGTATTTACTAGTACTAAATTTGATGCTAGATTTTATATTGAGATATCTAATACAGGCGCAACAAATACATTTGATTGGTATATATGGGTTAATGGTGAGGGTAAAAAATATGTAGCTACTGTTGGTATTACTGGAGGCTCA